CAAAGACTTATATAGCAGGTAGAGGTACTTTTACAGCTAGTATTGACATGAACTATGATGAGGAAAGCACAGAGCAATCATCATTAACTACTGGCTCAAGTTTGGCATTTGTATTCTTGCCAGAGGGTAACACAAGTGGTGACGAAAGTTTAACTGGTACTGGTATTGTTACAGGTATGTCTATTGGTCTTACATTGGATGGTGTAACAACTAGAACTGTATCTGTACAAGGAACTGGTGCTTTAACAGTCGGCACAGTTTAAGATATGTCAGAAAAAATAGACTACTTTGATGGTGTTAGAGAGCATTTTAGTACATTAGAAACTCAAATAATCGAAGTGCCAGAATGGGGTTTAGTAGGTGATAAAGCTATATACTGCAAACCTTTTAACATGCTTGAAAAACAGAAAATTTTTAAGGGTGCTTCTGGTACTGACCTCATAGTTTTAATTGATGTAATTATAGAAAAAGCATTAACCAAAGATGGTGATAAAATGTTTAATGCTAGTCATGTTTTGGCATTTAAAACCAAAGCTGACACTAATGTAATTGCTGACGTAGCTACTAGAATTATGGGTACTGGTAACGATGATGTTGAAGAGAATAAAAAAAACTAAAAAGTGACCCAGAACTTCATAACCTTTTTGGGTTAGCTGAAAAACTACATAAGTCTGTTTCTGAAATATTGCAAATGACAGTTAGTGAGTTTAATATGTGGATAGCATATTATGCTTTACAAAGTGATGAAAGAGAAAGACAAGAACGATTAGCAAGGGCTAGAAGATAGTGGCAACCAAACAAGTTAATATAGACATACTAGCCAAAGATAAGACTAGGCAAGCTATGAGGTCAGCCACAATGGGGGTTGATAAGTTAAAAAGTGCTGTATTTAACCTTAGAAATGCTTTTATAGGTTTAGGTGCAGGATTAGTTGCCAAAAGTTTTCTTGATACAGCAAGGGAAGTAGAAAACCTAAGAGTTAGATTTAAATTTTTATTTGCAGATGCCCAAGAGGGTGAGAAAGCCTTTAAAGGGCTTGTAAAGTTTGCAGGTCAAGTTCCATTTAGTTTAGCAGAAATACAAAGAGGTTCAGCAAACCTAGCTGTTGTTTCCAAAAATGCTGAAGAATTAAATAATTTATTAAAAATAACTGGTGATATTGCTAGTGCTTCTGGGTTAGATTTTGCAACCACAGCCGAACAAATTCAAAGAACATTTTCAAGTGGAATAAACTCAGCCGACTTATTTAGAGAAAGAGGTGTTAAAGCATTATTGGGATTTGAGGCAGGTGTTCAAATAAGTGCAGAAGAATCTAGAAAACATATATTAAGTGCTTTTGAAGATGGAACATTATCGGTAGTTGGTGCAAGTGAAGACATGGCTAAAACCTTTGATGGTGTTATGTCTATGATAGGGGATAAATTCTTAGGCTTTAAAATGGCTATGATGGATTCAGCACCATTTGATTTTGTTAAATCTGGTGCAATGCTTATAGAAAAAGAACTGTCTAAAAATTTTGGAAGTATAGAAAAGTTTGCAGAAAAAATGGGAAAATCTTTAGTAGAGGGTTTTGAAAACTTTCTTATTATGGGTGCTAGAGTATTAGATAATTTACAGCCAATTTTCAGTTTCTTAGGTAAATCAATAGAAAATTTAGTCACTTATGTAAGGGCATTACCTGCTCCATTTGATACTTTGGGTGTAATTGGTTTCCTAATGTTAGGAACTAAGGGTAAAGCTCTTGTTTTTCTTATTGGTGGTGTTTTAGATGAAATAAGAAGTGCTATAGGTCATACAATAGATGCTATGGCTTTTATGCAAGAAAAAATGAATAGCTTTAGTCTTTTTAGAAGTAAGCAACAAATAGAAGATGCAAATAAATCTATAGCAGAATTAAGAGAAACTGCTGAAAGATTAAAAACACCTTTAACAGAAGTAAAAGATAAATTTGGCGAAGCAGGTGAAACTGGAAAAACTGTATTTCAAGAGCTTTTAATAGGCACAGATGAAAATATTACAAAGATGGGTAGTTATGAAGAAGCTATAAGAAAATCTTTAAGTAAAATGAAACAGCTTTCAACAGAAAGCCAAAAAGCAAAAGAAATATTAGATGTAGGTGGTTTTTTAAGCACACGAGAACAAGTGGCTACCCAATCTATGACAGGCTCAGAATTGTTAGGTGGTGCAAGCCCTCAAATAGTGGCTCTGCAAGATATGGCTGATATGGAATTAGAGATAGCTAAAAGCACAGCAGATAAAAAATTATCTATATTAGATACATTTAATCAAGGTTTTATGAAGTCCTTAAATGAACAAAAGAGTGCTTTTACCCAGATAGAAGATATTGGGAAACAAAGTTTTGGAAAATTAAAATCAACTCTTACAGATTTTGTAATGACAGGTAAACTTAACTTTGCTGATTTAGGTAAATTTGTTGTTAGGTCATTTGTGGAAATGTTAGTAGGTGAAGCTGTTAAAATGGCTTTTAGCAAATCAATGGCTATGTTTAAAATGGATGCTATTAAAAAGGCTATGATTAGCTTGTATGAGGGTGCTATGAAGACTTTTGCTAGTATACCTTTCCCATTTAATATTGTTGCTGTTGGTGGAGCTTTGGCTTTCGGTGCATCATTAATTAATAAAATAAAAGGTTTTGAAAAGGGTGGTAGACCACCAGTAGGTCAGCCAAGTATTGTAGGTGAGAAAGGTGCTGAATTATTTGTGCCAGACCAAGCAGGAACAATAGTGCCAAATGATAAATTAGGTATGGGCAAACAAGTAACAGTTAATTTTAATATAAGCACAGTAGATGCTAGAGGGTTTAATGAATTATTAGTTAACTCTAGGGGTACTATTGTAAACATGATTAACAATGCTGTTAATGAAAAAGGTAGAGTGGCGATTATATGAGTGGAGCATTACCAAACACTAGATTTAATGCGATTAACTTTAAAAGTAATCAAAAGACTTTGCTTACTGAAACCGATAGTGGCAAGACCTTTAGAAGACAAATACAAGGTCAAAGATTTAGTTTTACAGTAGCATATCCACCTATGACAAGGTCTGAGTTTGCACCTATTATGGCTTTTATAATGAAGCAAAGAGCAAGAAAAGAGAACTTTACAGTAACAATGCCAAGCTATTTAGATGCACAGGGCAACGAAACAGGAACTTTGCTAGTAAATGGTGTTCATTCTGCTACGGACACTACAATCGCTTTAGATGGCTTTGCGGGAGATGGTGCAGGTAGACTAAAGGCAGGGGATTTAATCAAATTTGCTCATGATAAGGTTTATATGGTTGTTGAAGATGTGACATCATCTAGTAACTCAGCTACAGTAACTATTGAACCACCTTTAAGGGAAGCTCTAGCAGATGATACTTCTGTAACTTATGATTCTATACCTTTTAATGTTCATTTAACTAGTGATTTACAGGAATTTAGTTCTAATCAAGTGGATAAAGACGGAAACTTATTATTTACATATGAATTTGATGTTATTGAGAGTTTATAATGCCCAGAGGTTTAACAAGTGCAGTTAAAACAGAATTAGCAACAGGCAATATTGAACCAGTTCTTTTAATAGAAATAGGTTTTTCAACACCAATTTATTTAACCAATGCTAGTTTTGATATAACCTCAAGTGTTAGCGGAACATCAAGAACATACTTATCAAATGGTCATTTTAGAGGGATTACTGGTGTAAATGAAACAAATGCACCTACAAAGAACTCATTAACCCTTAGTTTATCGGCTGTTGACCAAACTTATGTATCTTTTGCACTAACAGAGAACATAATTAATAATAATGTTTATATTTACAGGGGTTATTTAGACATAAATCTAAGTTTAATATCTGACCCATTTTTATTTTTTTATGGCACTATAGATGAGTTTAAACTTTCAGATAATACATCAACAGCAAATTTACTTTTGGTTGTAAGCTCACATTGGGGTAATTTTAGTAAAACTAGTGGCAGAACCACAACTAATAACTCACAACAAAGGTTTTTTCCAAATGACTTAGGCATGAATTTTAGTGCTTTAACTGTTAGGGATATTAAGTGGGGTAGACCATGACAAGTACTCATATTTATTATGCGGAAAAGTCTGATATTGAAAGTATTTATGAAATGGCAATAGAATATAAAAATGTTGATTTATATGATGCAAATTTCCCAGATATAGATAGACCTAAACTTATTCATTTTATTAGTACCATTTTAAAAAAAGGTAAAATAATATTAATGAAAGATTTAGATAAAGATAAATTAATTGGTTGTTGTATGTTTAATAAATCTGAATATTTTTTTAGTAAAAGCGAAATAATGCAAATACAGATAGTTTACATAAAAAAAGATTATAGAAATTTTAAACTTGTAAAAACATTAATAGATGCAGTCAAAAGAGTAGCTGAAGATTTGCCTATTGTTTTGTCTATAACTTCTGGATTAGGAATAGACCCAGTTTTTGAAAAATTAGGATTTAAAAATATGGGTAGTAACTGGAGATTTATGTAATGGGTGGTTGGAATCCTATTGATGATATTGTCGATATTATAGATGATATAGTAGATGGTATAACTGACATTATTGAAGATGTTATAGGTTGGCTTGTACCAATGCCAGATATACCAGATTTTGGCACACTTAGACCAGACCAAAATGCTAAAGGTATTCTTTTAAATAAAGTTAGTTCTAATGCCCATATCCCTATTGTTTATGGAACTAGAAAAGTAGGTGGAAATATTGTTTTTATGGAAACCTCTGGAACTGATAATGAATACTTATATATGGCTTTAATTTTAAGTGAGGGTCAAATCTCTGGT